CAGTCTCTGCATTTGCTAGATTTGTCTCAACAGCAAAGTTTTCTTCTTTTAATGCTAGTAATTGTGATGTAAGATCGTTTTGTTGATCTTTAACCATACCCTCCATGCGTTGCACGGTTGCAGTTTGCATGTCAAAAGTCTTTTGATGTAGTGTGACTGTGTGCTCACACTCTTTTACCTCATTATTAAGGTCTCTCAAGCGATCCTTGAGCAATAAATTCATGCGTGAGAATACTTTGATGTCGAGGAGGTCTTCGATAACCTCTCTTCTATTAGGAGCATTGAGTTGCATAAATGGCACGAAAGTGCTACTGCCAAGAATAGAAATCTGTGTGAAAGATTTGTAATTGAATTTGAGTATCTTTTGCTCAAGATATTTTTGGTAGTCGTTATTTGCTGCAGACTGGTCAATAAGTGTGCCGTTACGATATATCTCAAAGACATTTGGTTTGATTCCTCTTACTACTTTATAACTTGCTTGCCCTACTCTAAACTCACACTCAACTATGGTATCCCTTTCATTGATCGTGTTAACTAACTGCGATCTGGTAATCTTTCTGAAGGGTTTATTAAACAATACAAAGCACAAAGCATCAAGCATTGTTGATTTTCCTGCACCATTCTCTCCAAAGACAACGGTAGATTTATACCTCTCAAGATCTAAATATGTGAATCCATTTCCTGTTGATAGGAAATTTTTCCACTTCACTTTTTCAAAAACAATCATGTATTAGGGTCGTCGTATTTACGAAGAATATAAAGTGCAATAGCAGCACCAACTGTTGATGCACCTAGGACGATTAAAAATAAAGGCATTAGTCTATGACTGAAGGTGGAGGAATAACGAAATCGTTTGGTGTTATGATAGCATACCTGTATCCATGTTGTCTACAGTTTGATATAACATCTTTACGTTGTACCTCTGCTACCTCTAAATCTCTAGGAAAATCAATATTGTCTAGCATCATATGATACCTTTCAGCATCGTCTTTAAGCGAAAAGATCTGTACGATACGCTCGTGGGACTTGTCGTCCTTCACAGCATACACACCGCCAGTTTCTGATTCGACTAAGACATACATCATACTTCTACTGATTCCATGTATAGATTCTTAAGGATAGCAAAAATTTCTTCCTTGTGTGGCAACTCTTGGACACAGGTCTCAAGGATAGTGAGTGTATCCTCTACCTCTACGTCAGTTGCATCTTCCAGAATATAGGTGTTATCTTCTATAATTTTCAAATCTGCTACACCTGCACATTGGATGTAGCGAATAGTCTGGTCAAACTTTGCTTGGTCGGTCTTGTCGTCAACTATCAGTTTAACGTAGGTGTTAGTAAAGTCAAGACCCTTGATATCATCTATAGTTGTTTCTGAATAGAAGATCTTATGAAACACTTCGTATGGATTATGAGTAAACGAAAGTGCAAGATCATCTGTATTTAGTATATGAAACCCTTTTTTCTGACCGTAATCATTCCAGTAAAGTTGATTCGGATTACCGAGGTATTGAATATTCTTTTTCTTACTCTTTAGATGATAGTGTCCTGATAAGACCATATCGAATTTATCGTAGGGTGCTGAGTCATCCCCATGAGACATAACAATTCCAGGTATAGCCTCAAAACCACTAAGCTCGAGATGCCCCACACAGATATCTGCAGCACTAGTCTCGATTGCATCTAGTGTGGTATCTCTGCTCTCATCACAGACCCAAGGAATACAGCACATATCCCTCCCACCAATAGAATAGTCTCCAGGTACGTCAATAATATTAATGTTGCCATAGTCTTGTAGCAATAACTCTGGTGCGTTTACCTTAAGAGTATTCTTAAAGTAGATATCATGATTACCAATCAACATATTCATAGTAACACCACGATCACGAAGTGGATCAAACCACATCTCTTTAGCAGCGTCTAGACTATTGAAGTTTATAGTCTTTCTTTTATCAAATGTATCACCTAGACATAACACCTCAGTGATTCCCATCTTATCAATGGTTGGTATAACAATTTGAGAATAGAATTGTCTGTATCTTTCTAGAAATATCAGACTGTCATTACGAACTCCAAAGTGTTGGTCAGTTATAACCAATACATTCATGTATTATCCTCTCATAGTTGTTTCAATTCTGCTCTTGATGGAATTCATCTGGGCATGGTCATCTTTATTGTCTGTAGAAAATACTTCATCATATCCACTCTTCTCAATCAGTTTATCTTTGATATCCATCTGACGTTTTTCCTTAGCAATACGACGTAGAAATGCATAATACACTATCTGGGTAAAATATGCAAATGGATTAGTAGATTTTGCAGGGTCAAAGTTATCAATATACTGTACACAATTCTCTATCCCATCGCAGATCATGTCATCCTTATACATGTAGTTAATAAAGTTAGGACGATATGATAGGTGAGTAGCAATCTTTAAGAAGCACTCTCCAATATAGTTTGGGATTCTTGGTTTGGGTAGATCAAATTCTGCAGCGTGCTTGACATCCTTGCGGTATACCACGAGCTCGTCGAGAAACTTTTTATTATCTACATAGTGTTGTTTTTTCGCTTTCCGTGGCATTTATTGCTTCCGAATGACTTAAGTATACAACAGTTATATCGTTACGTCAACCTTTGTTACGCCACTCCTTCTCTAGCTTCTTACGAAAATCATCAACTTTACCAATGAGTCCCATAGATTGATTCATTGGTGCAGTATAATCATCTTTAGGACTTCCATATTCTCGTCGTAACCACATACGATACATGGCAATGGAGTCCTCACTCATAGGAGCGACACATATAACATCAGGTTCTCTGATGAGATAGAAATCTTCTTCACTAAACATCATCCATTTGGTAAATCCAATAGCAAGACCTTGATGCTTACCATCTGATACAGGGTTTGCATGTGGTTTGGCAGGATTAGACACAAAAATAAGAGTATCTCCCTTGTCCTCAGTAGCGATCATAGGTCCTAAAACCTCATCACCAGAGACTAGTTTGACTACTCCATAGAATTCTTTTTCGTGTTGAATGTAATTAATCATTTTTGAATCTTACTTTAGTGACTTCATAATCAAACTCTTCAGACTCGTATATCTTCATCCTTTCTATAAGATGTCTGAAAGTATAGTTATGATATGATCCCTTCGTGCAATCATCAGCGATATCATATAGTGTTGCCTGTGATTTATTCTCACCTTTTCTAAGCACCCTACCTATAGACTGTAAGTTACGGACTCTAGACTTGGATGGACTAGCAAAGATAACGTTATGCAGGTTGCGAATATTGATACCAGTCGAGAATGTGCCATAGCTCGCAATGATTATAGCATCCTTCTGTGATTCTGTGATCCTTCTCGCTTCTTCACGATCTTCTGTGTCAATTCCACCATGAATGAAAAACAAACGGCGGTTGGAATTGTAACTATTTATCAATTCGTAAAGAGGCTCACCATGTTTCTCGACGTAATTGAATAGAATTAAGGTGTTGCCAACCGTATCCATTGCCAATTTACTAATAAATTTGTTACGTCTTTCATGCATACACAGGTATTCTATCTCCTGTTGATAGTAATCAAACGGCACCCACCCATGTTTTAGTAGTATAATATTTACCTTTAGTGGTGTCAGGTGTCCTTTCTTCTGTAGATCCTTAGTCTTTGTGACCTGATCCACACTACCAAACAATCCTTCTAATACTAGTTGGTGGGTTTGCAACCCATCTAGTGTCCCTGTAAGACCAATACGATATTTTGTATCGACCATCTTGGTGAGGATACCCGACAATGACTTTGCTTTATATAAGTGTGCTTCATCTCCTATGACAGCATCAAACCTGTCAAAGAAAGCTTTACCTTCTTTGTATATACTCTGCCAAGTAGATATTACAACTGGTTTGTCAACATATTTCTCTTTCCCTGCTCTAATCTTATGGCAGTAAGCACTTGCTTTCCAACCATAGATCTCAAAATCTTTATACATCTGCTCTACCAATGATGTGGTAGGCACAATGATTAGTGTTTCTAGTCCTTTTTGCATATACCATCGGACTAGTGCATATATTATTAAGGATTTCCCTGATCCTGTGGGGGATAGTAGAAGCTTCCTACGCGACTTAAGTGCTTGATATATGCCTCGTAATTGGTAGTCCCTTGCTTTGAAAGGGAGACCCAAAGACCCAACAAAAGACGCTGTGCTTTGAGGTGTGACATACTCTTCATCCTCCTGTGGTATTCCATAGTGGTCGTCTTGTTTGACGACGTATTCATATCCTTTATTGTTAAAGAATTCCTCTAGGTAATCATATAGTCCACAGTATATTTCACCTGTGCCTGGCGAGTATAATCTAATCTTTCCATCCCACACACGTTTTTTATAGTGTGGCATGAATTTAGCGTTAGGGACATCAAAACAAAAGTAGTCTGATAACTCCTTGTGTATATGCTGCTCGGTTTCTACCTTAAGATATACTTCATTTTTTTTCCTAACGTATGTCATAGTATTTGATTATGTCAAATGCATTCTTAATAGCAAACCCACGGTTGTCTATTGATTTAAGAATCCTCTCGCAAGTACTTATACAAGTTTCAAGGTAGTGGACTTTACTGTTTGCACGACATAAATCATCATCACCATCTAAGTATATACCTAGATCCGATTTCAATATCTTTAAGGGATTTATTTTTCCATCTGCGTCTGGTTTTTTACCAGAATAATACTCGAATTTAGCTAACCTCAACATCTTCTGATCTCTTTCTGCTTCTGAAAGCATCAGACGAAATTGATTTAACCATTTCAAATACTTAGAGTGTAGTTTAGCAGATTCTAATGAATCATTTGCAAGAAGCTCAGGCAACTCCCTATGAAGCTCAGAGTCCTTCTGCCACATCTCTTCAATTTTTGATAAATTCATTTATTCCAAACTGCTAGAGCGGACGTTACTTTCGCCACCCTGTATCTCATACAAGATATACTTGAATGTTGCATTAGCGGTGGCATACTGTGTGCCATCTATTGTAGCATTAAAATCCAATCCTGACAAGGACACTGGAAACAATCCTTTAAATACAACGTTGAAGTTTGCATTGAAGTTACTGTTGAGCACTGTCAAAGATGCGTCAGCAGATATCAGATCCCAGTCTTTTGCATCGTATTGGAATCTAGACTTCATAAATGCCATAAAATCTGTCCTTTCTTTTGCCTTCTCGGGGACACCGAGAGCACGCAACCAGTTATGTAGTAGCAGATAGTTTTCCATATCCTCATCTACTATGAAAGACATTTCAAAATCTTCGTATTGGAATGTACCTTCTAGTGGTAGTTGACGTCCATACCTTGTGGACTGCATTGGTTGTGTAATTGTAATCGCAGGAATAGCAGCAGTTTGACTAAAGTACACTACCTTAGGAAACTTAGGCATCACCATCTTAAATCCTAGTGGTGATAGAAAGTTTCTATTTTCAATCTGTGAATTCCAAGAGTCAGTCATTAGGCACCCATGTAGACAGGCGACATGAGACCACCTTCGGGATCATCATCGTCGTCATCATTATTTATATCGTACAGATCAAAGATCACCTTCAGTATGAAGTGAGCAAATAGTCCGTATGTTATCCCTTTCAAAAATTGTATTACTAAAATCTTACTGCCGTAGTCCATACCTCTGTATTGGTGTGAGAATCTTTTCCCCAAGATCGTTTTTAACTTCGTCAACGATCCTGTCTAAAATGTTTATATCGATGTGCATGAATGGAGGAATGATTCCTAACATCCTTAGCAATCCATCCACAAATAATGCTAGTGCTGTGAAACCTAAGATCATAGAGATTACCGTTGCGTCTCTATTATGCTTACGCATCGACTCCTCATCAATACGACGTGCTTCTTCTATTGCCTCTGCTATCAAAGCATCAACTTCCTCTTTTGTATAGGATACTTGTCGTATTTTTCTTTCGGTCATACCGATGTCTACAACGTCTGTGCGAGGAAACTCACTGATCAGTTTGTTTATCATTGATGTCCTTTGAATTGTACCAGAAATCATGCCAGTCTTTCGGAGAATCCGTGACGTCTTCAATTCCTATGATTTTGTTTTTCATTCTATCGATGTCATCTAAGAGATCATCGAGTCGATCTAAATCTTTTCTGGGCATATTAGATAAGTTTTCTATATCTTACTATATTATGCACCTAAACGCAATAGGTAGATGGTAAACAATCCTAAAAGAAGGAAGAGCATAACGTAGTATGTAACCTCTGCTACCATGTCTATCTCGTCAGTTGCTATATTTATGATCTCCTAATAAAAAAAGGCACC